CACCACAAACCATCAAGATATACCAACTCATAAAACAGAGTGGCAACTATTTGATGAATACCGGAGTCTCTGGTCCATTGAGTTGGGGCATAGGGTTTTATGCTACACTGCAAGAAGCCGAACACAATCGCACCATGGAACTGTTGAAGAATACCGACGCACCAAAACCACAGTATCACATATTTGAATTAGACCTACCCAACCCTGCATACAAGGAACCACAATCATGATGGATGGAAGACGAGTGGGCTTTACTGCCTCAACTTTTGATTTGTTACACGCTGGCCATGTTGCCATGTTGCGTGAAGCCCGAGAAGAATGCGACTATTTGATTTGTGCGCTACAAAACGATCCCACCTTGGATCGACCCAACAAGAATCGCCCAGTGCAAAGCATTGTGGAACGACAACTACAACTGATCGGCTGTACCTATGTGGATGAAGTTTGGGTGTACAACACAGAAAAAGATCTAGAAGACCTGTTGTTGATCCTGCCCATTGATGTGCGCATACTTGGTGTAGAGTACGAAGGACGTGAATTTACCGGACGTGAAATTTGTCACAAGCGCGGCATTGAATTGCACTTCAACGGACGAGACCACTCATTTAGTAGCAGTGAACTGCGCCAGCGTGTGGCACAGGCTGAGGCCTTGAAAAAGAAACTGGAAGAATGGGAGCCAGTGGGTGCAGATGACACAGGTGGTCCCAGTCCCAGATGATATTGTATGTAAACGGTGACAGTCACACTGCGGCTGCAGAGGCTGTGAATCCACATTGTTTTGCCGAAGACGATGGCAAACTATATCATCTTGGGCGGCGACCACATCCTGACAATCTAGCAGTGAGCTGGGGGCAAAAATTATCTAAACTGATCAATGCTGAATTTTATTGTGATGCAGAATCAGCAGCCAGCAATTCTAGAATCATGCGCACCACACGTAATTGGATTCATCGTAACGGTGACCAACTTGATCGTGTCATCATGGTCATACAGTGGTCGACTTGGGAACGAGAAGAGTGGTTGCATGACGGCCAGTTCTGGCAAGTCAATGCATCTGGCATAGATCATGTGCCTGATGCCTTGCGCAATCAGTACAAGGAATTTGTGGCCAATGTTGACTGGAATACTTGCACAGAAACTGCTCATTGGGACATTTGGAAATTCCATAAAGAATTATCAAGCAAGAACATTCGGCACGTTTTCTTCAACGGAAACAGTCATTTTGAAACCATCTCTAACCCAGTTAAGTGGTCAGGGTGTTATATGAGTCCGTATGATTCCAATTTGACTTATACCAATTTGCTCAAAACCACAGGATTTTCAACAGTAAACCCACAGAGTTGGCATTTTGGGCCCACAGCCCATAGCTTTTGGGCCGATGTTGTGTTACAATACATCAAGCAAAACAACTTGGTGACTACAGATGCGCTACCTACTGATTGATACTAGCAACATGTTTTTCCGTGCGCGGCACCAAGCGCATCGTGCCGCGGACACATGGACCAAATTGGGCTTTGCTCTGCACTTGACCATAATGAGTGCCAACAAAGTGGCCCGACAATTTGGCGCAGATCATGTGGTATTCGCACTGGAAGGTCGTAGCTGGCGCAAAGATCACTATAAACCTTACAAAGCAAACCGCGCAGTGGCACGTGGGCAAATGAGCGAAACTGAAGCAGAAGAGGACAAACTGTTCTGGGAAACGTATGATGAGCTGACTAAATACTTGTCTACAAAAACCAACTGTAGTGTGATCCGTTGTGCCACAGCAGAAGCAGACGATATCATTGCACGTTGGATTGCATTACACCCCCAAGACGAACACGTAATTGTCAGCTCAGATTCAGACTTTGTGCAATTGGTTGCACCCAATGTCAAACTGTACAATGGCATCAATGATCACTTGTTCAGCACTGAGGGTGTTACTGACGCAAAAGGCAAGCATTTGAGTTTTACCATTGAGAGCAACAGCAAGATCAAAGTTGGCAAAGCCAATGCTGAATTTGTCACGCCCATAGATTATCAACGTTGGGTGTTGTTCTTGAAATGTATGCGTGGCGATCCTGGTGACAATGTGTTCTCAGCTTATCCTGGTGTGCGTATCAAAGGCACCAAGAACCAAGTGGGACTCACAGAAGCATTTGAAGATCGTGACCGTCGAGGTTATGCGTGGAACAATCTCATGTTGCAACGCTGGGCCGATCATGAACAAGCAGAACACAAAGTGTTGGAAGATTATGAACGCAATCGTGTGTTGATTGATCTTACTGCACAGCCCGATGATGTTAAGGCCACAGTAGACAAAGCCATACGTGAGCAAGTTAGTCATAGAGATGTGGGCATGGTGGGTGCGCACTTTTTACGATTCTGTGGCCGATACGAGCTGACCAAACTCAGCGACCATGCAGACACTGTGGGTCGTTGGTTGAATCAAACATACAAAGGAGTTTTAGATGATAGAAGCCAAGCCAGTAATTGATAAAAAATATTGGATCTTGAAAAAAGACAATCGCAAGGTTGGTGTCCTAGAGGCCGAACCTGATGGCTACACTGTGCGCATCAATGATCAAGTTGGCAAGTTCAAGACCATTCCTATGGTGCGTAAAAAGGTAGACATTGAATTTGCACCGCCCGAAAAGACCACCAAGCCTGCACCGGATCAAGTGCATGGATATGCCACAGGTTGCAGAGCATACAATCCCATGTGGGATGTCAAGCACCGACTGCCGCTGTTCACCAAAGAACGCAAATCAAAATCTTGGTATGCCGCAGGTTACTACGCTGTGAAACAACATCGTGCCTGGAAGATCTTGCGTAATCCCAAACTGATTGTTTTAGAACGTTATCAGTATCAAGGACCATTTCATACCCAGGAGGCAGCACGTGACAAATCCCTTTCGTGATCAAGAAAAATTCATGCGGGCCTGCGACCAAACTGTGGGCGAATTCAACAACGAACAATTTACACTGTATCTAAATCTTATCAAAGAAGAATACAATGAACTGTTTGTGGCCAACAATGAAGACGATCGTGAAGAAATGTTAGATGCATTGATCGATATCTTGGTTGTGACAATTGGTGCTATTCACTCAGCAGGATTTGATGCTGAAGGTGCCTGGCGAGAAGTCATGGCCACCAACTTTGCCAAGATTGATCGTGAAACTAGCAAGGTACGCAAGCGTGAGGATGGCAAGGTACTCAAGCCTGTGGGGTGGACTGCACCTAATTTGTCACCATATCTTAAAAAATGATTGAGGAAAAAACCAAAATTTGCAACGGGTGCAGACAAACATTGCCAGTGTCATTGTACAGCAAAAGCAATGGTGCCAAGTATCCCAGAAGCAAATGCAAGGCCTGCGAAAAGGCCCTGGACCAGGTTAGAAAACAACTCAGACGTGAAGTTGCACCTCCTCCTGAAGATCATCAGTGTCCTATTTGCCAACGCGGCTACGAACAAATAAAAGGGCGTGGTGGTATGAGATCTGGTGCATGGTGCTGTGATCATGATCATGTTACAAAAAAATTTAGAGCATGGTTGTGCCATGATTGCAATCGTGGATTGGGATTTCTTGGTGATGATGCTGAACGTTGTCAACGAGCCGTTGATTATTTAAAAGGTAATGTATGAGTATGCACATACATCGTTTTGTAGATAATGTCAAAGCACACGAAGCACGTGGGCAAAAAGACTTTATGATGTCCATGCGTGATGCCAAAGACTTACACGCAGATATCACCAAATTGTTGATTACACTGGAACAAATGCGGGCACAACAAGCACGTGGCGGAGAAGTTGTAGAAGTGCAAATCACCGGGGGCAGTTTTAAATCTGCATAGATATTGGCATAAATAAACACGGAGTTTAATATGTCAAGACCAAAGCCAAATGTGCTGATTGAGCACACTAACAAACAGACCTACAAGACCGAGCAAGTGCTGGCCTCTGAAGGTGTGTGGGCGGTATTCTTTGATGCCAAGCCTATCAACTTGAAAACTTCCAATCTACTGACACAATATCCAGGACCCAAATACAAAAAAGTGTCATTTTCAAATCCTGGCCATGCCATCAACTTGGCCCGCAAACTCAACACACAATTCAGAACAGACAAGTTTTCAGTTGTGCTGTTAACGCAAGGGGATAAAATATATCCCAATGCTCAATAAATTCCAACTCACTCAAGAACTCATAACACGTTATCCTGCTGCGCCGTCATTGGATGAGGCCATGCGAACATGGTGGCAGAATATTAGAGATGATGGCGGATTACGACTCACGTACAAAGGTTTCTATGTGTTTGAAAACTTGTTGGAACTCAGCAGTTATCAATTTGATTTGCCAGAAAAGTTGCTAACTCCCAAGAACTTGATTGCATTGGATCGACGTATGACTTGTCCGTACTACATGGTCAACAATCGCAAACTCAATAAACTGGTAATGTTTGGCAGCCGAGAAGCCATGATGGCTGTGCTACATGGAGACATGCAACGGTTCATCACAAGTTTGAGTTACTGAGTTGTTCACAGTCACGAATAAAACGCAGTTCCATGATGGTGGGATAATCATCCAATAAAAATTTACGTTGCTCACGCAGGCGTTCTTGATACAGGGCTATATCAATTTTTCCCAATATAAGATCCTGATTTGATTCCAATGCACGTTGAATCCTTTGATCATTGGGCAAGTGATCATACGATACATCTACTATGTCCGTGAACATGTCAAACCCTAGATCAATACAATCTTGAACAATACCCGGGTATCCAATCACAATGGGTATTTGTTCAGCTAACATAGCCATGAAAGTTTTTTCAGTTACAATTCCAGGAGCAATGTCGTACTGTGTTTCAGTTACAATGTTCACTGCACAGCTACCATACACATCTAGCAATCTTATAAAATTGTCTTCATTTTCAGTTCCGCGGTAAGTGCCGTAATCCCATCGGCTCAAAGGCACAACATCGTGATAACTGAGTACACCATTGGGCCAGTGTTGTAAGATTTCCTTTGTTTGAAATCTATGTGGACACATTCTACCATTCAAACATTGCCATGCTTGAGTTTTGGGCAAGGATACCATGTGTCGCCATTCATCCCAACGAGCATGTAAATTTTGCAGAATCTGATATTCGTGTACATTGAATTCAATTAATTTAATTGGACCAGTGTAGTAGTGTTTGAGATTGTGCGGCCAATGAATTACAATCACTTGATTGGCATGCTGTTGATATTTTTGTTCGACCTGTTCAAGTTCTAAAATTTTACCATCTTTGTGTGTGATAAAATCTTGAAAGTACATGACCAACACTGTGTTGGCGCGGAATTCAATGTCGGGCAGTTTAATTGGCCATCCAGTTTTATGGTTGTAAGGAGGGTCAAAAGCGTTCCAAACGCCATGTACATCAAATCCCAGGGTGGTTAAAGTTTGTTTAAAAAATTGTGTGTGATCCGTTGTCATACAACTAGCCCGTAATTTTTCCAGTCAATTGACTGATCAAACCAGTCGGGTGTAAAAAAAATATTGTTACGTTTATACCATGTTTCAAACACATTTACGCACACATCATCTGCTGGCCCTACTGATCTTGTAAATGGACTGTTGTATTCGTACCAACTGATTCCATAATCTGCATTGTGAGATTCCAACCTAAATAAAAATTGATCTCCTGATTTTGCCCCACAGCAGTTGGCAAATTGATCAAATGTTGTAATTTCCGTCCAATCAGCAAACAAATGGGCATTTTCTGCTCGGGTAGCAAGAAACGCTGGTAAACAATCCATGCCACTGATACGTTGAGCTATTTTGATCCTGCTCTCGCCAACACCGGTATCAAAATGCCCATCACTGTGATGTAGAATTAAAATTGGTTTTTTTACTCCTTGTTGCCTGATATGGTCGCCCCACAAATTAATTTTTACAAGATTGGCAATGTTAAAATGATTGCGAGCATCTGCTATGAATCCATCTATTCCATCTGACTGTATCCAACGATTGGCTTCATCACACAACTCTGTTAATGTTTGCCAGATTTTTATGTGGTTGTATTGTGCAGATGGATTAAAGAACAAACAATGTTGTCCTTGATGTAGACTACTGTGAATTGGATCAACATTAGCTGGCCAATTTATATGCGTAATATCCATGAATTATTTTATTTTTTCTAGTACACCGGGCCACCAGGCTGCAAAGTCTGCAGGCCATTGTTGCCGCATTGATTTCAACAGTGCAACGTTGTGTTCAGCGGCTTGAGCACAACGATCAGAGATTTCTTGTTGTTGAAATTGTTGTACATTTTCAACAGCTTCAAACAAAAAGTCCACCATTTTGTCCCCGTAGGCTGCTGTGCGATTTTCAATCATGCTATCATATCTATGTGTGACCACGTCTGACAGTGTATCAAACCCTAAACTAGCCAACCTAGCCACAGTATGCCGTCCTGAATACAGTTGCCAGGGCACTGGCAAGCACAAGGCCCTAAATGTTTTTTCGCTCAAGGCCACAGTGTTGTCACTGCTGTAAGTTTCCATCACAATGTTCATCCATGCTGATTGATGTGCCTGTGCCTGCGATAATTCATGATTGAGATAAGGCATTTTATCAATAAGCCTATTATAAGTGTACTCGTATATTTCATTGTATTGTGATTCCAACAATTGATATTGGCGTTGAAAATTTGCCTGTAGTCCTTCAACAGTGGCGTTATCACCGTCCCATGACCAGCAATTGAAATTGATATAATCTTGGTCAGCAGGATGATCTTCAGACCTCAACTGCAATTCCAGCAACATCAACATGCGTTTGGTATCCAATCGATTTACTGCAAAATTAAATCGGCGTTGGGGTCGCCAGCTTGATCGTTCAGGTTGGTGTGCATAGATACCAAAGAAACTGTCAGGCAATGCTGCCACTTGATACTGAGTGGGTGCGCCACACCATGTGTCTGTTATGACCACAGTGTTGCGATCAAACATGTAAGGCAATGTGCAATCATAGTTGGTGTTGCAGGTAGTAAAGTCATCTACTAAACAAGCAATCACAGTTTGACCGCTTCGCTGCCAAGTTTTGTTGCTGTCATCCATGGCAGTGTACCCCAGGGCAATGAGTTGACTGCGGAAAAAGTCCAGCAGTGTGTTTTCGTGCCAAATACAACGGCTCTTGACAAATATTTCGTTTTCGTATATGCTGTGATACAAGTCGGTCATGCAAATACTTATAGTACTCAAGTATTACCGGGCAAAATCCCAAAAAGTAATACTTTTGTAGTACTACATTTCGGTTGACCAAATATGCCCGAAATGCTATAATACACACATGATGAGAAAGAAACGTGTTGATCGAACCCACATTGTGTACACAATCCAAATTGGATTGGAGTACTACATTGGTATTACCGCTAAAACTCAGCGCACCATAAACATGTCGCTTCGTAGTCGTGTAAACAAGCACATCTACCGCGCCCGCACTGAAGACAAGTCGTGGAACCTGTACGAAGCAATTCGTGCCGCAGGCGAAGCCGCTGTAAACTACGCAATCGTGGACATTGTACGTGGCAAAGATGTTGCACACCGACTAGAGCGCGAGTTAATACGAATGTATGCACCTGCGCTGAACACTGATGTGCGGGTCAAAGCGGTTGACCAATAATTCCCAAAATGTTATAATAGTCACATACAAAGCAAAAAGGAAATAGAGATGAATGCACTACAGTTTATTGCAGATTACAATGAAAATTTTGGATCACCAGGTGTTGTACGCACCATGCAAGTGTTGACAGAACAGTTTGACCGATTGACAGCAAGCGAAAAAATGCTGTACGCAGAATTTCTAGAAGAGATCGCTGTGGTGTTGCAAAACAACAAATAATCCTGGCAGTTGACAGGTTATCCAAAAGAGCATATAATACACACATGAACACAAAGGAGTCAGCAATGGAACAGTTTAAAAGTTGGGAAGAGATGACTGCACTTGAGCAAGCCCAATGCACCTATTGGGACATGTACAAGGACGCATATGGCTATCGTCCCCGCGGTATTGACACCAGTGCCTGGACCCTTGCAGACTTCGAACAGGAGTTTGCAAGTCTTGGCTCTGTCATTCGGCGCGAAGAGGCTGATCGTCAAACAGCCCAAGCCCAAGCCATTGTGAAGTTCGAAGATCGTGTGACCAGTCTCATGCACACTGGCGCTGACCGTGAGCGGGTGATTGCATGGCTCATGGACGCCGAACACGCCAATGGCGACGCTGACTATTTTTGTTTCACGCAGGGCTTGCCCTACGGTTATTTTAGAAAGGTTGCATGATGAAATTCACAGTTGAATGGCATGACAAAATGCATCGTTGGGACGTGGTGCGTTGGGACACCACTGCGGAAGGTGTGTATGCTGGCACCACAGTGGACCGGTGTGCTACACTAGACGAAGCAGAAGAAATCTGTGCATATCATACAGACATGATGAACCCTGAGCTGTGGGCAGATGTTGGATGTGAATTTGATCGGGAGTTTGTATGACAATGCCCGCAGGAAAGTACTACATTGGTGATTTGTGCTACGTCATGACTGATGACGAGTGGAAAGAGTTTTGTGAAATCACCATACAAGGCCACAGGTGCATTGACGGTGAGTTTGCATTGCCTGATGGACGTCGATTTGCCACCTACGGCACTGCATACGGCGACGGTGAATACTATGACCAATACGGTCATACATATTCAGTAGATGCTGGCTTGATTGGTTGCATACGTGCGGAAGATATTCGTGCAAACAAGTATGATAATCTACTAGATTTAGGCGCCTTTCAAGAGTTTGCTGAGCCGTTTGACACTGATAAGCAAGGCGGCCAACTCCAGTTTGGCCATGTTATAATTGAGACTGATGCCAGCGACTGGCACGAGGATGAACTATGACCAAAGTTGTAATAAACAAGTGCCATGGCGGGTTTGGCCTAAGCCATGAGGGCATACTTGCATATCTTGACCGGATTGGCCGGCAGGTGTGGGTTGAAGAAAATGACAAGTTTGGCGGCATGATTCCTTTTACCTACTACCTGGTGCCCCCGGAAGAACAGATCAAAGGCAACCCCGACAACTGGCATGAGATGACTCTAGCCGAGCGTCAAGCACACAATGCCGCATACAGTGACACAGTGTTCCATGATCGAGATCTAGCTCGTGATGATCCTGATCTTGTGGCAGTGGTCGAAGAGCTGGGCAACCGGGCCGATGGGCGCCACGCTGAACTAAAGGTTGTGGACATTCCCGACGATGTTAACTGGTACGTTGAGGAATATGATGGCTTAGAATGGGTGGCCGAACGTCACCGAACTTGGGAGTAAATAATGAGTATGACAAAATCTGCCAATGGTGTTGAAGGATGCTTGATACGAGGCCATGACGGAATCTATTACTTCCGTGTGTATGATGCTGACCACAACTTTTGGGATTATGAATTGACGCATAGTGATCTCAGTGTGACAATAACTGATCCTGATGCGTTCTTTTACGATGAATCATCGTACAATGAGGGATACCGTGCTAGGCTGGATCATGCACCTGCCACACTAGGACTAAAATAATGGCCACCACCATTGACGACGACTTTGAAATGCCCGAACTCACTGACGAGATGTTGGTGGAGTTCAAACCGCTGACTGAGCTGGCGCACACAGACCTGCACATGGGTGCGGCTGTGATACAACCATTCAGCGCCCCTGAAGTGGAGCCGTTTGATCTAGTTAGCATCATTTCAAATGCCGCAATAGGTGCGGGTTATTTGGGTGTGGCATGGTTGTTTGTCAAGGTATGGATTTGGGCCTTGTTCAGTTAGTGTAATAAGTACTTGCATGGATCAACCACGCCGAATAATTCCCATACAAACCACACAAGCGCCTGACGTAAGACCAGTTCTTGACAATGATCCACATGTCAAATTAGCTGAAATGTTTGTGGCTACCCCGCCACCGGCCGAAGTTCGCAAACAAAAAAATCTCACCGAAGTTCACACCACTTACGATGTCACTAGAAAAAACCGTGTGGCCTTGATTGTTGCACCTGAATGGACTCCCACATCACCACCCTACGGCATTGCTAGAATGACTGCACTGAGTCGTGCCAGTGGATTTGCCACACGCACATGGGACATCAACATCATGACCATGCACGAGGCTAACTGTCGAGAATACTGGTCAGCATACGAAGATTGGAAATGGCAAAATCCTCACTACAGTGAGCATGTTCATCCTCGAATTGAACCAGTGTTGTTGAAATACATGGCACAGGTGTGCGAGTGGGCGCCCACAGTGATTGGATTTGGTACCTGGTATACCAATGATTCATGCACCGTATGGATGGCAAGAGAATTTCGAAAACGCATACCTGGAGTTACAATAATTTTTGGTGGTGCCAATGCCACACAGATGAAGATAACTGATACGTCAGTGGCCGACTATATTGTCAGTGGCGAAGGTGAGTTGTTGTTTGTTAAAATTTTAGAAAACTTAGAAAACCCCACCGAACAACTGCCACACATCTTAACACAGAGCAAGGATCAGCGTGTGGACTTGGATTCAATGCCACCAGCTGATTACTCTGACCTCAATGTTAAGTTATACGATAATCAAGGCATCACCAGTGAGTTCAGTCGCGGGTGCATTGCCAACTGTGTGTACTGCAATGAAACCATATTCTGGAAATTTCGTGCCAGACAAAATCATCGAGTACTGGACGAGATTGAAATTGTGTATCGTCAACAAGGCATACGTAGTGTGCAGTTCATTGACAGTTTACTCAATGGTAATCTAAAAGAATTACGAGCATTTGCCGAAGGTTTGATTGAGAGAAAAATCCGTGTGGGATGGGGAGGATATTGTCGCGTGGATGGTAAAATGGACCGTGACTTTTGGGCCTTGCTAAAAAAGAGTGGAGCCACTGGATTTGCATTTGGTGTAGAATCAGGTTCGCAGAAAGTTTTAGACCTAATGAAAAAAAATTGCAAAGTACCATGGATCGAACAAAATTTTCAAGACCTTGCTAAAATTGGCTTGAGCAATAATTTTGCCACATGGTTCACCGGATTCCCTGGAGAAGAACTGACCGATGTTGCACAGACCATGACCCTGATGTGGCGACTGCGTAATTCAGGCATGGGAGCCCAGAGTTCTGGCACTTGCGGTCTTGGGTACAATACTCCGTTGGATCTGGAACGTGAGCGATTTGGAGTTGCCACAAAAGATTGGAGTTGGGGATGGGCCACCCAAGACATGCGCAATACTGTGTTCCACAGATTTATGAGATTTAAGTTTGTGAACATATTCTTAGAGCAGTTTAGATTGCACAATACTGTACGCAAGTATACTCAACATCATCAATATCCTGATTTAAAAAATCAATACTCAATAGAATACGATCCCAAAAACTGGGCAGATATGATTCCTTGGGAAAAGGACTTTGACTATGAAATTATCAAAGAAGATATCAATCCTGTGGCCAACACATTGATAAATGAACCTTGGCCCTTGTTGCGTGTTTTTTGGTTGGCCATGGGTGCCTACAAGTTTCATGTGGAATTTGAGCCCGAACAGGATCTTAGAGAATTTGGATATTCGCGTTATCCACGCGGCGGTGAACACAGATTTTGGGGTACATACAACTTTGAAATAGATGCTGGTGGCTGCTGGACTGCCAATTTTGATGCAAGATTAGAAGCTGATGCCTACAACGATCAACCCACCAATTTCCACCATGTTTACAATGGGACCGGCACATGGGATAGACCTTTAGAGCAAATTGCTCTAGCTGAGATCACGGGCTAAAACGTTATATATACATGAAGCGAGAAATCATCAACCAAGTACGCGAACTGCTGGATCGCAATCTCAGTCTGACAGAAATAGCCCAGAGGATGAACATTGACCTGGATCTGGTTCGAATAGCCGCTGACATCATCAATCAGTTGTTGACCTAATCTGGGTTGACAATAAATAAAATTTCTGTTACAATACACATCTGGGCCTATAGCTTAATGGTAAAGCAGGGGACTCATAATCCCTTGAGTCGTGGTTCGATCCCACGTGGGCCCACCAAACACTGGCGTTAGTATAATGGATAATACAGCGGTCTTCTACACCGTGAATATGGGTTCGATTCCTGTACGCCGGACCAGTAAATACAACAGCGCGAGTATGGGGGAATTGGTAGACCCAGCGGACTTAAAATCCGCCGCCGTTAGGCGTACCGGTTCGACTCCGGTTACTCGTACCAAAGGAACTGACATGAACGATATCAAGATTGAACCACATCATGAGAGCGAAGGTACCGACGATGACTTCTTTGATGACTTTCGGGCCAATGTGGCTCGACTAGAAGCCGAGCGTCGAGCCAGCGATGAGTTCAAAGTCAACAACATGGAATACGACATGAGCCAGGCCGACTGGTTCCTGAGCCGGGTGCGCGGCAGTGACAACTATGCACAAAACCTGTATGCTGCCTTGTGCAACAACCAGTTTCAAAAGCAAGATGTTTGGTTGGTGCTGAAAGATGCGCACTGGAGTTGCAGTTGGCGTTATGCCGGTGGCGTTGTGGCCGACTTTAGAAACTGCGGCGAAGACTACATGAACTGGTACTGCTCGGGTATTGGCCCCAAAGAAGACACTGAGTTTGTGGGCGAAGGCACAGTCACTGACGAAATTCGTGCAGATTTGGCACTCCTGGGATGGCATGTGACCGAACAGCCCGACAGCGAGTAAATACCACATGCAAAAATATCAAAGTACCACTCCAGACTGGTTGTATCATACTCCTGAGTTGGATCTCAACAAGTTGCCTGTGATTCAAAAAGAACTTTTGAAATTATTTCTCCTGACCAAAAAAGACAATCTTGTACCATACACCAGCACGTTTACAGAAACTGCTGACGGTGAGTTGATAATAAAAACTTGCCCCACACTGGTTGAAGAACTCAAAAGATTAAAATTGTTTGAAATTACAAAGTTTGTTGCATTTATTTCAGTGGATTCGCAACGCGAATTTCCACCTCATGTGGATGTAGGGGTAGACATTGCATTAAATATCCCGTTGTTAAATTGCGAAGGAACATACACTGTTTGGTACGATGGAGAAATAACTCAAAAAGGTCTACCAGATTATGCTATAGGCACTGAAATTGCAAAAATTTCAAGGCTAGGCAATCCACGCAATCTAACAGAAATTGGTCGTTGTGATGCAAACAAACCGCACTGGATCAATGTAAATGTTTTGCACAGACCAGAAACTCACCATGATCGTTTTCGTGTGGCTGCCAGCATAAGATTTATACCAGATCCAATAAACACCGATGGCTCACTTTGGCCGCATTTGATAAGAGAGTAAATACATCATGCAAATCACTATTTCCATGCAAGATCAGTTGTGGCGCACAGAACAAGTGGCTGGACCGGGTTACAGTGTTGTCGAAATACTGGACAAAATTGGCGCGGCCAAAACAGCTGGAGAATTAACATGGGTCAATTGGGATGAACCTTTGCGCCTTGACATTCAAATTATTGACTAGTATAATACTAGCAGTGACCTTTGTGAGCTATGAAAATCTAGCTGTAGACATAGGTCAAGCCTGGAGTTTGTGTAAATAACAGTCAACAGGAGACTGCTATGGTGTTGGTCAGATACAGAGATGCAGGTATGGCAACATACACTTGGTTTTATGTAAATGAAAACAAACACATGGTCAGTCCGTTTTTTGATACAGAGTTAGAGGCACGGACTTGGTTTGAAAGAGTGTTCGAAGGTGAAGAAGAAGTAGTTATTGCTGTATGAAGCAAAGAGAAAAGTGTTCTGGACGGGGGTGCAAATCCCCCCAGGTCCACCATAAACATACTAGCCTTTGGGTGTAGTCCGTAAGGATCAAGAGATAATTTCAAAGACCCCATATAACCAAGTTAGTATGTTTTTGATGGGCCTGCATAGTTTCGACAGGGCAACAAGTAACAGAGTGGACAGCACGGTAGGCGATGACCGTTAATCAAGCAAAAACCGTAAATGCAAACGACGAACAGTTCGCTTTGGCAGCCTAAACACTGCCTAGGGTAGGAAATACCTCGTAACAGAAACAACCCAAAAGGCCTTGACGGGCCTTTTGTCTTTGTGTATACTACACAATTGAGGAGAACAACATGAGCAAAGGCACACGACCCCGTCCATCAGTGGTCAGTCAAGAAGAATTGGCTGCACGCCACGAAGCAATATTTGGCCGGAAGCCGCC